GATACCTCGTTCTTGATGAGCAGCGGGCGCCATACGTCCGGCAGATGTTTGAGCTCTACGCCGACGGCGTGCCGAAACGCGAGATCATCGACGATCTGAACCGGCGCGGCTTCCGGAACCGGAACGGGAAGCCGCTTGACCATAACGCGATCCATCGCGTGCTCCGCTCCGAAAAGTATGTCGGCGTTCTTGAGCAGTCCGGCGTCCGCGTTGATGGCGGCTGTCCGGCGATCATCGACCGGGCCACCTGGGAGCGTGTGCAGGCCCGTCTCGATCTGATGCACCGATGCGGCGCAAAGAGTCCGCCGTCGGCCGAGGTCGAATACCTTCTGACCGGGAAAGTCTTCTGCGGAGCGTGCGGGATGTCGATGCACGGTGTCTCCGGCACCGGCAAGACCGGGAACACCTGGTATTATTACCAGTGTACCGGCAGGCGGAAGCACCGGAACGGCTGCACGAAAAAGCATGAGAAGAAAGATTTCCTTGAGTGGTATGTCGTAGAACAGACCGTCGAATATATCCTTGCACCGGAGCGCGTCCGGAAGATCGCCGCGGCCGTCGTGGCCGAGTATGAAAAGGAATTCGGCGGCGACAGCGTGAAGCAGCTGGAGGATCAGATCGCCGCTCTCGGCCGCGAGATTGAAAAATACATCGACGCGGTCGTGGACCTTCCGAAGAGTGCCCGCTCTTCCCTTTATGACAAAATCGAACGCCTTACGGATGAGAAGGAAGCGCTCGAGGTCGATCTGGCCAAGCTTCGCGTCGCGAACAAGATCCAGCTGACCGAAGATGAAATCGTCTCCTGGCTCCGTTCCTTCTGCAAGGGTGATCTCTTCGACCTGTCCTTCCGTCGCCGGATCATTGACGTGCTGGTGAACTCCGTCTTTGTGTTTGACGACAAGATCATCATCTACTACAATGTGAAGGGCGGCAAGCAGGTCTCATACGTCGAGATGCTCGAGAGCTACGGAGAGGAAGGCTGCCCCGGCCCTGACGACGACCTGCCCGAGAGTTCGACCTCCGCGGCGAGTGGACCACCATCCGAGACGAAAGTCGAACCCGCCATCATTTTCGCAGGCGGTCTTCTCGGCATAGTCCTCCCCAGGCCGGTCGAATGACCGAAAAACAGAAGAGAGCAGCGGATCCGCATCGGGTCCGCTGCTCTCTTTTTATCATTCGTTTTGTTTTTCGTGCCTGCCTACGACGTCGGCCTCGATCTCCGGAGGCTTATCATCTGTGATGCCCTGTTCCCGATCCAGCACGTCCTTGTATGTATCGACGCGTTTTTTGAACCAGGCAGGAACCGGAGCACCGAGGCGTCCGCAGTTTTCTATAATTGATCCCGCTTCTGTCAGAATGTACCAAAGCAGAACGATCGGCGTCACGATCAGCGGCAGGTCAAACGGGAATTGTATCCCAGATCCTTCGACAACCACTTTAAGCGCTATATCGCAAAGGGCAGCCGTCAGAACTGCAAAGATCTCGCCGGCCTTATGCCAAAGCCCGTCCCTGGCGATTTCCGACGACCAGTTTTTCTCCCGCCTGGCCGCCATGCTGCCTGTGATGTAGTCGATCAGGATCATGGCAGCCCATACCAGGACAGCCCATCCGGCCCAGCCCCAGAGGGCAGTCAAGAATCCGATCGCCGCAGCGACCACGCCGCGGATCTCCTTTGCCTTGTCCGGTGCATTCATTCTTCATCCTCCCAAAGATCGAGCTTTGTGATTGAGATGATGTCCCCGTCTCTGACCACAATGTCATCCTGCTGCAGCTCGTCCAGCAGCTCCGCGAAGCTCTCCGCCCATACTGTCATAGGCATTCCATGCTTCGTCACTACCAGGTACCGCTCCGCGTTTTTCTTCCCATACTGTTCTTCCATGCTATTCTCTCCTTTTCAAAAAATATTTTAAAAACTGTGGCATTTCTGTCGCAGTTTTTAAATTCTGGCCCTTATTTCTTAAATAGCTCCTCTTTTAGGCCGAGCCGCTGCCATGTCATCGGGCCGACGACGCCGTCAGCACTGAGGCCGTTTGCCTGCTGGAACAGGATGACCTTGTCCGTCAGCGACGTGCCCCAGATACCGTCCACAAGCACGTTATAGCGCATACACTTGAGCAGGGCCTGCAGGAGCCACACTTCCGGCCAGCCGGAACAGTGTGCATCGATCGTCCTCGGCGGCCATGTCTGCGGGATCGGGATTCCCTCTTCGTCGACCTTGGCCGGTACCGGTTCCTTCGGCGGTTCCACGGTCAGGCCGCTGTCGAGAGATGCCTGGATAAATCCGAGCCATTTCGTCTGTGCCTGATTTCCTCGATACTGTGACGATTCTTCCAGCTTATCACAGATCTCATAATACTTGCATACCGCATACCCGCAATCATACGGATTGTTGCTGCTGATGCACGTCTTCCACGCTTTTCCGTTGCCATACGTCCGGATGTCGAGGATCATGTACTCGACCTGCGTCTCGAAGTCTCCGATGCTCTTGCCCCGCTGTTTGAAGTGGGTCAGCATCTTCGCTTTTCTTTCTCCGGACGTCCACTGTGGCAGACCGTATCCAGCGCCGTCCCTTGTGAAGTTCTGGTACGTCCCGTTGTCGACTGCATCCGTGTAGCTGTCGTCATTGTATCCGAGTGCCCGCTCATAGGTGTCCTGAAGGTTCCTCGGGTTGAAGGCGCTCTCCGCCGCCACGTTGGCCAGGACGCCGGCAGCGCCCGCCACCGTCATTCCCGCCTTAAGGCATTCCTGGGCGATGTACAGAGCTTTTCTGTTGATGTCTGTCACTCTTTCCCACCTCCGGCCAGTGCACAGAAGATAATGAGCGTTGCCGAGATCTTGACCATAAGCATATCTGCATTCCTCCTGTAAGGTTTTGAAAGGTTTTTGAAATGTCAGGCTGCCGGATGGACTTGAACCACCGACCTGAGAAACTGCTCTCGCCTACTGAGCTACGGCAGCCTGTTTTCCGATCTCGTGACTATCTCGTGATTCCTCAAGATTTTCACGAGATTTTTTTCTTTTTCCTCTTGACTTTACGCCAATATTAGCGTATAATAAAACCATCAAAAGACAGGAGGAAAACAAAATGAAAATCACCGATGGAAAGAAAACCGTAAACATCCGTATGATGGTGTGGGAAGGTTCTGGGTATTCTCCCGACTGGAGTCAGGATTTCTTTGAAGCCGGTTCCCTGCCCTACAACGAAGATACAGACACTTACACCGTTGACGATGTGGACTACTGCATTGATCAGGCGATGGAATGGAAAGAAACCAACGAAGGTTTTCTCGGCGAGATCAAGACCGAGAATAACTGCGTATGGGTAGACGAGGTATGAAATGCTTGCCGATCTCCGGAAATCCGTTGGCCTGACCCAACAAAAGCTCGCAACCGCATCCGGAATCAATATCCGGCAGATCCAAAAGATTGAATCCGGCGAGGTTCAGATCGGCAACATCACCCTGAAAAATGCAAAGGCTTTAGCCGATGCCCTCCATGTTTCCATCGACAGTCTCCTCAACTGAGGAGACTGTCTTTTTTCTCCCTGCCTTTTGTGTCTAAGGTGTCCGGCCGGTCCTACGTCAAAAGCCCGCGAGGATCGCAAGCGTTCGGACCGGCGAGGCGAGTTAGTGACGAAAATAGGCCGTTAAGTGACTACGTGTCCAAGATACCAGCACACCACAACGGTCAGAATCACGATGCAAACCGTTAACGTCATTGCTCCGTTATAGGTGCTGAGTATCCAAATCAAAAGACGTTTCACTCAGCCGGTTCCGGTTCTGTCTGCGGTGTCATATCCGGGAAGGCTCCCTTGGAATCCTGAGAAATCTGCCGACCGTCGGCTCTCTCAAAGGTCACAGCCCACATAGCGCGAGTGGTGGAGCGCAGGAACTCAGCCCACTGAGCGTGAAATTCTGCTTCCGCGACCTCATAAGCACGCTCAGGATTGCCGTTCGGATTCTCGGTGGTAGCTTCATAGTTTCTGCTGTCGAAAGTCTTCGGGAAACCGTCGAGAGTTTTATAAACTCCTTCAGGATGCGCGGTGCTGGTGACTACCTGTGTAGCGTTTACGATGTAAATCTGTCTCATTGTTCTATCTCCTTTTAAAAAATTATACTGGTGCAACATATGTGCCGTTCATGGTTTCGTATCCAAATGTGCCAGTTCCAGCGTTTGCCAAGAAAGTCTGGGTTGTGATATTAAACGAGCCAATCTCGCCGTCTGCATTGCGGAGGCAAGGGATGAAGATGCCCTTGTTAACAACTTCTGCATACTTCAATTTCAGGTACGAGCATCCAGTTGTTCTGCTGTTGTAGTTGAACAACTGATACAATGCAGGTGTGACTTCGTAGCGGTTCCATCGGCCTGTGTAATCATATTCAGCACCATCAATTACAACCTTGTTCGTGTTTGGATTAACTTCTACCGTCACAAAGGTATTCAAATCCGCAAGCAAAGTCGAGCCATAACCGCCGCCTGCGCTATATTGTGCAGTTATTGGCTTTTGAGTATATGGAGCTTTCCGTGTTCTTGATCCGATGTCTATCCACCACGTGCCGGAAGTGCCGCCGCTAATAGCATGGTCTTCGCTCGTCGCACCGCTAGTCAATGCATACGTCGCTTTAACAATGTCCGTGTAGTCTGTGATATATACATCGGTATTGATAAACTGCTTGCCGTTTGCTTGGATGTATTTAAGCTGAGTATAACCGTCCGGCAGAATTCCAGGTTCTGTAGCTTTCTTTGCCATCATTCCCCTCCGGCGGCGTAGCAGATCGTTCATGCTGCCACCGCCTTTGGAATCATGACACTCTGATCTTGATTGTACAGTCTCTCACGCCAAACGCTTGAGCTCCGTGCGAGCCTACGATAACACTGCCGGTGGAAGTGACAACTAGTGTTTGCTCTCCACTCAGTCCAATGTACCGCAACTGACCTAAATCTGGGCAGTATCCACGACCATACAGCACCCACCCGTTCAGGTTTGGGTTGTCTGTCGTGGTTTCCCAGTTGACCGTAAGCGTTTGTCCTTCTGTTACTGCTAAAGATCTTCCGGTGGAACTTGTTGGAAACGTCCAGATATAGTTCCAGCGTTCGCCCGGTTCTCCATGCCTCTGCATCAGCATTCTCCGTCTTTCCAGAAGTGTCATAGCGACACCTCCGGGCAAAGGTCAGGCAGTAAGTAAGTAAGTAAGTAAGTAAGTAAGCAAGTAAGGGATTTTCGCCCGGTCTTATGAGTTTGTCAAGCATTATTTATCCCCTCTCTCATGCGATTCTTGTGATTTCGATTTTTTGGTTTGCGAAGTTGTATGCTTGGATTCTAACGTAGCGCACATTAGCAGGAAACTTTGCCAACGTCTGCACATTTAAGTTATTATATGACGGTGCTTTGCTTATGTACTGTTTATCCTTGTCATAAAAGCACCAAGTATTTAATCTCCAATCGTTTTTCTGATAGGTATACTTTGGGTTGACAGGAACATAGACATCACTCGCATATATGTTTCCATTTCCTGTGGCGTAGTATTCACCAGTTGATGTGTTAATACCGTAACCCGATTCAAAATTGCGTCTCTCTCCACCGTCTTTATCACCAATGTACATAGACAGAATGTGCGTACCGACCGGATACAACTCTTCCTCTGGCTCCTTACTCCCGATCATTCCACGCCGCCGCTGAATTAACTCCATTGTGACACCAGCCCCAGTCTATCCTCAAAGTTGATCTCATACACCTGATTGGCTTCCAGCGTCCCAGTCCAATCGTCAGGCATTTTGACATCCGCAGCCGGGAGGAGTGAAATCACGGTGGGAGTCGTGCCGCTAGTAAACCGGACCGCAGTCAGGCCAGATGCGGGAGGGGTAAAGGTAAGCTCTGCCAACTCGCCGCAGACATACCGCACACCGGCTTCCGCAACGATGGTTGCAGTCGTTCCGTTCACCGTGACCACACGGTCTTCGTCCACGGCTTCCCACGTCTGAGGCTTGCCGTTTGCGTCCACCGTCAGCACCTTGATGATCTGTCCGACGGAGGCTCTGGTGATGCCAAGGTTGATGTCCGGTTTGTCACTTAATTGGCGATTCAAATCAGCGACCTTTGCCCCGACAGTGCCCTCGTTATACTCCTCCGAACTGTTAAACCCGACGTCACCGGCGCCCAGGTTGACCGCTCCGGTCTTGCCGGCGACGGACTGCACCGGCGCCGTCTGCAGTGCCGTGTCCGCCTTGCCGAGTGACGCCTGCACATCGCTTGCGAGGTCCGTCTTCGGAATCCCGCTTGCCGGTTTGCTGTACGTCCCGAGCCCCAGATCAGCCGCGCTCTGATTCCCGGTCAGTGTGTGTCCGTTGATCCGCGGCCTGTTGGTCAGCTCGTCATAGTCTCCGGTGCTTCCGCCCTGGCCGTCCATCACGTCGAATGTCTGCCCTTGAGGATGATCTTCATCTGTGATGGTAACTCTGTGACCGCCTTCGATTTCTGTGATAGTAACCTCCGGCGAGTATCCGTTCTGGCCTTCCGCCCGGATTCCCGTGTTAACCCATGTCTCAGTCTCCGAATTCCAGACGTACCAGTATCCGTCCACAATCTTCGGATAGTGCGTTACCGCGTCCTTTGCCTCCCCGGCTGCCTTCTCGGCTGCCTCGGCGTTCTCCGCTCCGGCATTCTGCGCAATGGCCAGGATCTGAGCCCACATGTCCGGCGTAGGCTGCGGAGGATCCATGCCCTCGTAGGCCGCTCCCTCTTTCAGGATGCCCAGGCTCACCCAGATCGTCGGGATGATGATATGTCCGAGGCCGTCGCTGCCGTACACGCCGACATAGACTTTCTCGTCCACATACTCTGCCGCGCAGTTTTCGGCCGGCAGCTCTGTGAGGTTGGATTCCGGCAGCGCGATCGGGATCTTGCTCTCCTCGATCTCCGCATTCCGGAAGACCGCGAACTTTGACAGGCCTTCCCAATCGTCAGAGAATAGGAACTGGACCTGAATCCCGCTCGACCCGGTCGTGATCCATTCCTTCTGCCCGACAAGCGCCCGTCTGGTATTTGCTGCTACAAGGAACATTTATCTTCCCCCTTTGGTTTATTACTTCGCCGGCATCACGCCAGCAGATAGGTGGCCAGAAATGTCGCCCCGGTTCCACTGGTCGCGAGGCCGTGATACACCATATTCCCGTTGGAATACAAAATTGCATTTGCATTTCGCCAGGCTCTGGCGAAGGTGGTCATGATGGGCCTTTTCCCTGCGAGCATGGTGAATGCCGTAGTGTCATCGCTTGTGCTGCTCGAGGCTTTTGTGAATGAGCCCCATATATTAAGGGTTGCCATTTTCCCCCATTGGGCATAAGCGGCGCTGCTTATTGTAAAATCGGAGCTTGGGGTGCAGATCTCGGAGACGTCCGTCGTATAGTAAACTTCTTCACTTTGGCCGCTCTGGATTCCGATCGTCCCAAGCACAACATAGGTTCCGTTCTGCTGCATGACGATGACGCGGTCCCCAACTGCCAGATAATGTTCCGTGAGCAGCTGCTTATATGCCTTCGACGTAGCTTCCGTCTCGCCGTCTACCAGAATACGCAGGCCGGAAGCCGTGATCTCGGTGATGGTGGCGCAGACGAAATCCGCCTTTGCGACAGTCTCCGGTCTTTTGATCTCACGCTTGAACAGATTTCTCTCAGTCAAGGTTCAACACCACCTGTTCCAAGTTGTGCGTCATAGCGCCCCCGACTCTCATTTCCATCGACCAGCTCCGCTCAAGACAGATGGCCATGAGGTCGCCATATTTGATGGCGGTCACATCCCCGACGCCGAACCCCGGAAGAAGAGCCGTCGTCACATCGATGGTTTCTCCGGTGGTCAGGCTGTCCGTCACCATTCTGTCCGCGTACAGCTGCAGCGCCTCCTGTGATGGAATGTTCTGCACCGGGACCGTCTGCGTGATCCGCCTGCCTCGCCTGGATATGGACAGCGGAGACTGCGGATTTGTGTTTTCCGCAATGGCAACCATGCCGTTTTCCTTGTCGGCATTCGAGCAGACACAGACAAAGACGTTCGGTTTATTGAACAGATCCGTCCTCCTGTTGATCCCGGGTGCGAGAAGGCTTTCGATTTTGGTGTCATCGAGGAAATGGTCAATGTTGTGTGCCGTCGGGCTTGATGCCGGTTCCAGCATGGCCACGCCGTCACCGTTGAACCAGAGCGGCTTGTAGCTGATCTCATTCAGAAGCTGGTTCACGATTTCCAGAATCGAGGTGCCGACCGCCCAGTCTTCCCGGTCTTCAGCGGTGACGAACGTCGTTGGTGTCGATGCGATCTGCGAGATCCCGGCCAGGCCGAGGACGGAAACCACCGCCTCGACATAGTTCGTTCCGGCCGGAATGAACACTCTGTGCTCTGTTCTGCAGTCCTGGGCAAGCCAGCAGCGGTCCAGTGCGTCGATGTGAAGGTATCGGTTGATTCCATCCTCATTTTCGGTCACAACAGACGGCAGAAAGACGCCGCACGACGTCGGCACCCCGTCAATTATGATCTTGGCCTGAATCTCGTCCGTGAGCCAGTTGATCTCTTTCGTCGGAACGAGGAAGTCTCCGCTCATGGAGATTTTGACATTGCTGCTCTCATTCATCTTGATGGTCGGGTTACTGCTGGAAAGGCTGTATAGCTCACAGTAGTCCGCGCCGTTTTTTTGTATCATGTAGCGGAAGTCAATCGATCTTACCATCTCAGGCCTCCTCCACATGAATCTGCTGCACTGAGAAGGAAACCGTGGTGAAGAACGGTTTCTCTCTCTTTGAAATCTGAATGAGACCGCCGATCACAACGTTTCCACGCTGCGTCTTCACAATGACCACCTTGCCGCGCAGGCTCTCAAACCTGCGAAGATCTTCCTGGTCGGAGAACGCGCATTCGTAGCTTCCGGAAAGAGTCTCATACGGAGACAGTTCCAGAACCGGCCATCTTGACGCCGTGGTTTTGAAGTGTGCAGCCTCAATGCTCCAGTCAAACCCCTGCTCCCGGTCGCTGTTCTCACTGAGCTGGAGATCCAGCCACTCGCCGCCGTCCAAAGCGGCGATCCTTGGCGACGTGCTTTCCATCACGCCGGTAACGGTGTTGGATCTGGTGTAGTATCCGCTGTCGTGCCAGATTTCGACGTAATAGCTGTGTTCGCCGAGAACGCGCCGGTCGGTGTACTCTCGTACATCTTCCGTATCTGCGATCCGGATCCCGTCCCGGTACCAGTGTGCCGTGAACCCTGACTCGGACGGTGTTTCCGTAAAGACGAGTTCCGCATCCACATCAAATTCCCCGCTCAGCTCAATAGAGCCTTCCGGCGCGTTTGAGATGAAGATGGACGTTGTGGCCGGGTTCGACCACATTCCGTACAGGCCCTGGATCCGGACCGTGATGAAATGCTCTCCGTCCTGAAGCGGTTCCGGAACCTTGTAGCTGTATACGCCAGGTCCATACTCCTTGACGGCGATCTCTCCGTCTATGGTGATCTCATATCCCTCCTGACCGGTTGACTGCCAGGAAATGGCTGTCAGAGGCACCGTGGTTGCTGTGAGGCCAGAAGGAGGAGCAGGCGCAACGATGCAGATAAAAGACGTATCGCTCTCAGGCCCCTTGACATCGTCCCGGTTATATGCGTACACCTTCCACTGGATCGGGCCGGCAGCAAAGGTTCCTCCTGCGACAGAGTATTCTGTGATGTTATCGGTCGTGTCGAGGATGGTGTGCCACTCCTGGGCGCTCTCATACGTCGTTTTCCAGAGCAGCACAGTGCGTGTCGGCGCGGTGCCGTCAGAGTTCTGGACGGTCCATCGGAATGTGATCGGTTTGGAACCATCCTCTGCCGTGCCGCTCGGCGAGACGCATGTTGCAATCGCCGTGCTGGCTGCGGTGGAAAAACTGTAATGATCCGTCTGTGTGGTCATGCCGCCTGTGTCTGTCGCGGAAATGTACCACTCGATTGTGGAGGCAACCGGGAACGTGTTCGCCGGGAATGTGATGCTCTTCGTGTTGCCGGAGACTGCGATTTCCGTCCAAGATGCTCCGGAGATCCGCCAGAAGAAGTTGGCGTGATCCTGAGAATAGTCCCCGACGTCGCTGGCCAGATACCAGGAGAAGGTGATTGCGTTCCGCGGATCGCAGTATCCGTCCGTAGGTCCGCCCTGCTGGGTCACCTTGGTAGTAACCGTCTTGAAGCTCATGGTGCTGGTGGAGCTGCTGGTTCCGCAGGCGTCCGTGCCTTCCAGATACCACTCCACGGTCCCGCCTGTCGGGAACGTGTTCGCCGGGACAGAAACGCTCTGCACGGATCCGGTGACCGTGTACGTCTGCCACGCAGAACCGACCAGGTGATAGTGGATCGTCGTGCTGCTCTGCGCATAGTCCCCGACGCTGCTCTGATAGACCCACGAGAAGGTGAGTGCAGTCCTCGGGTCGATGCTTTTCCCTGACGGATAGGCAGTTGCCTTGATCTGGGACGCGGGCGTCGTGAAGGTATAGACAGGCGTTTCGGTCGTGGTTCCGGTCGTGTCCGTTCCGCGGACTTTCCACTCGATCGTGGCGCCGCCAGGGAAGGTGTAGGCGGGGGCAGTAACCGCCAGCGTGCTGTCGGCAATGCTGATCTGGTTCCACGAGCTCTCGCCGGATTTTCGCCAGTAGAATGTTGCGTTTGCCTGGGCGATTCCATTGGCGCAGGAATAGTCGCCGCTGGGGTCATACCGCCAGTAGAACCGGATGTCTGATGCGGGATTTTGCACGGAACCGTCTGCTGGGCTTGCACCGTTAAAAAGGGCCGAGATCTGGCCGGTGACGTCGATCTCGTCATCGTACCACACCTCGATGTAAGGCAGGCTCACCCCGTCGTTGAGAGTGCGGAGTTTGATATAGCTTCGCGGGACGGTCTCGGTTTGGTCGTTATCTACAAAAAAGCAGGTTTTTGTCTGGCAGAACGCAGCTGTTGACTTGGAGATAGCGCTGACCGATGTTACGATAGTGTCGTATGTTCGGTCTTGCATTCTGCTGCTGCTTTGGTCTGCCATAAATAGGAGAAGCTTGTTGTTCGGCTGATTGGACCATGTAAGGGTCAGTGGGTCGAAGTCGGCGTCTGCCACCTGCAGATTGTTTTTGCGGTCTGCGCAAAAGTACCCTCTGGAGTAGTAGATTCGCTTGCTTCCGAGCGCTGCCGGAAATGCATCGAACCCAACAAACAGCCACTGCGTACCAGGAGTGACATAGACTTGGTTAAGTGATGAAATATCCTGTACGGTGGAGGGCTGGCTTTTGTTTGTCAGCCCCCATTTCCGGGCATATAGTTTGATGCTCTGTTGTGCCATCTGCTCACCCCATCATCGTTTCCACGGCTGCCGTCTGCGCCATCCGGACAATGTCATTGAATTCCTTGACGTTCTTCGCATCGATCACAACGGAGCCGATGTATATCGTGCCCATCTTTTTGGAATCCTGTGCATTGAGAATCTTCGATCCCATCGGCAGATCGACCAGTTCCGGTCCGGCCTCTCCGACCCATGTGAGACCGCCCCGCCAGTTGTCCGTTCCGCCGGCGTTCCGGCCGTAGTTGCCTTCCCATCTGCCGGTCTGCGAGTTGTAATAGTTCCCGTTTGCTGCTGCGTAGAACCGGTCTCCGCTCTGCTGCCACTTCTGCATGTTGGAGTAGTTCCCCGAGCTGGCACCGTAACCGAGCGCTGTTCCGATCCGCTTCAGACCGGAAGGAGCACCGACCACCGTCAGTGTCTGGATCAGGCCGATTGCTACGTTGGCTGCATCATTGATCCATGCGATCACGCCGGCAATGCCATGAAGAACCTCATAGACAGGGCTGAGCCTTCCGGGCGCACTGTCGGCCGTGTCCAGCAGATCCGTTAGCGGCTGCATCATGTTCGACAGGAATGTGAAGAGCTCCCCTACACCGGTAATAATGCCGGAGTCGATCAGGGCGTTTCCGGCTGCGGTGACCAGCTTTGCGAAGTTTTCCAGAGCTTCCTTTGAAGCCGGAGCAAACTCGGCCGCAATCTGCCTTTTCAGCGCCTCCCACTCGTTGTTGTTCATCTGAACCTGATCGTCCAGAGCGCCGAGGGCTGCAATCTGATCTTCTGTCAGGACATAATTGTCCTTTGCCGCCTCCATGTACTCCTGCAGATCTCCTGTCCCGGAGACAATCAGAGGGTTCAGACTTTGATATGATTTGCCGAGCAGATCGCTGGCCACAGCGTTCCGCTCGGTCTCGTTTTCCATGTTATGCAGCGCATCAATCAGCTGCATGAGGACCTGTTCTGCCGGGAGCAGGCTTCCGTCGCTTGTGTCTATGATCGACACGCCCAGCTGCTCGAAAGTTGCCGCCAGCGCCTCGTTTCCGTCCCTGGCGTCCGCCATCTTGTCGGTGAGTCGCTGCATGGCCCCGGTGAAGGTGTCCAGATCCACGTCCACAAGGTTCTGCGCGTACTCATACGCCTGCAGAAACTCTGTGGAGAGACCTGTTGATGCGCTTTTCGTGATGATATCATCCGCATAGGCGGCGTATTCCACCGTCATGTTGTGGAGTGCCTTGATTCCCTCATACAGGGCCGTCACGCCTGCGGCGGCTGCGCCCATGGCGGCGACCGTGCCGGTGGAGAAGGATCCCATCCCGTTCAGGGCGGACTTGGCGGCATCCGGAAGCTGAATGCCGAATTTATTGGAAATACCACTCAGTGCGTCCCCGATCCCGGTAAGCCCCTGTTCCTCCATGCCCAGCTTGGCCAGATGCTGCTGCATAGCCTCGGAATTCTTCTGAATTGCAGCGGACGTGTTGTTGTAGGCCGTCGCAGCCTGATTGACCTGAATCTTCAGGGCGTTGATTTCTTCTTCGGTGGCCGTTTCGGAGTTCATGGCGGCATCAAGAGCCGCGCACAGAGTCTCGTACTTCTCCTCCTGCTGTTCCAGAATGGCCGTCAGCGTCTCCTGCTTGGCCCGGAAGTTTTCCGTGGCGTCCGCTCCGGCTACAAGTTCCGAATCCAGCTCCTGCAGCTCTGAGTTCAGCACGGCAATCTGCTGGTCAAAAGTCTCCGTGCTGAACTTCTGCTGCTCCATGGCCTTGTTGTTGTCCTCGATCGCCCGTTCCAGGTTGATGACCGAGGTTTCGGCGTTGGCCAGCTGAGCGGCATAGCTCTGGGTCTTGGTGCTTGCCTCACCGTACTGCTGTGCCGCCCACTTGACCGCCTCCTGCAGCTGTGCGACCTTTTCCTTCTGCTGGTCCAGCATGGTCTGCAGACCCTCGCCCTTCTTGGTGAGGAAGTCCAGGCTGTCCGTGTTTCCCTGGTACTCTGCGGAGAGTCGCTTGAGCTCCGCGCCCATGGTCTTGTTGGCCGCATTCAGTTCAGAGATTGCCTGTTTGTACTTGGTTTCGCCCGAGATGGCAACCTCGACATTCACTTTTCTTGAGCTTCCCGCCATGGCGCATCACCTTCCTATGAAGTATTGTGCAAGACTTTTCTCGTTCCCTGCCGGAACGTCAAGGTCCACAAATCTGGTTGTCTTTCCTCCTGCGCTGACAGGGCCGACAGAGCCTTGCTCCTTTGCCTTCGGTCTCAGTGGGAACCATGTGTCGTACAAGGCGTGCAGTCTTGCCGGGTTCATGGTTTTCCAGAAGAGCCGTTCATCCATCCGCAGAGAAAAGAGCCAGATGCTGAGATACCGGGCGAAATCAATTGACGTGGATTGATCCGCCCGGTCCGTCAGTTTCCCGAGTCTTCGTCCGGTTTCTTGTCTTCGGTTTTCGGACCTACGGCCGGAGCTGCGTTCGCTTTCTTCTCCGGCGTCATGGCCCGATAGAACATGCCGGTCACGTCCAGCATTTTCATTATGGCCGGGTTGAAGATCTTCTTGACCTTCCGGTCCGTCCAGTCCTGATCCCAGCCCTGATCCTCGGCGTAGTCGTTGAGCATCGCCGCCACGGTGATGGCCGAAGAGTCATAGACGGACTTCTCCAGCATGTTTTTCACTTCACCGTCGCAGACCTGCAGGATCCGGTCCAGCACGGACATGTTCATCCGGAGGACATAGGTCCGTCCGTTCAGTTCGATGGATTTCTCCTCAAGCTTGATACTGGTCATCGTGTTCTGTTTCTTTCATTGATCTTCGCTCAGGATGCGCTGAGAACGGCGTCGCACCAGGCGATGGCAAGCGCTTCGGAATCCACCGTCACGACTTCCTTGATCTGGCCGTCGGTGCTGTCATCCGCCAGAAACTCGCCGTTGGTGACGGGAGTGCCGAACTGGATGTTTTCACCGGCTGTCTGGGCGCTTTCGCTCGGTTCGCCGAACATGCATTTGCCCACAAAGATGCAGTCGTACTTCTCCACACCCTCGTACAGTGCCGGTGTGTAGAAGGAGATGCCGACATAGGCGCCCACCGTGCTGCGCTTGGTCACGAGGGACTTCACCTGCGTGGCGCTGCCTCCCTGCGGCGTGATGGAGCGGGTTTTCTCCGTCATGCCGAACATGAGCTTCTGAGCGGCGTTCTTGATGTATTTCACGCCGAGGGAGATGGTGCCGCCGGTGCATTTGCGGATGTACTCGGCAAGCGTGCTCTCGGCATACAGACGGCCCTCAGCAAACCGAAGCTCGATGTTTGCCGTCATGGCGTCGCCGACCTTCTGCTTGTCCGTGAAGGAGATGACGCCGTCCGTGTTGACGTATTTTGCGCACTGGATATAGCGCAGGTCATACTTTGCCATTTTATATTCCTCCGTTTTATTTGAAATTCTTTTCGATCCAGTCCCCGATTATCTTTACGCCTGGCTCCTGAATTGTTGTTTCTTTTTGCTCAAGCGTAGTTCTGATAAACGGTCTTGCACTCTGCCCTTTCTTTCCGTACTCGTTGACAAAGGCAATTTCTGCATTGCGTGTCGATTTTTTCCCTCTTCTGCGAGTGCCGTCGAATGTAATCTGCTCTCGGCCTCCGTCGTCATTCTGCTTTGCTTTTTTTGTTGTGATGTGATCCAGGATATGGACGTTGCTTTCCTCATCTCTGACGCCCATGGCTTCACCTGTTTTTCTGATCTCCTCCGCCGCTACCTTAGCCATCCCGTCCAGAGCTTGTTCAGTAACAGGCCACGGGATTTCACGGATTCGTGTCAGCGCGTTCTGAAGTTCATCGGTACCTGTGAATTCAAGCCTGGCCATAGGTTGGGCCTCCATTGCAGCACTCGCACTCGAAGACGTAATGCTGCCCTGCCGCCTCGTTCGCGTCCTGGATCGACGGCGTGGTAAAGTCGGCCGCCTGGAGAGCCTGGCAGATCTGCACCTTCATCGGATCCGGGTTCTTCCCGTTCGGGAGGAAGTAGTGCACTTGCACGAGATACCGGGCAGCGTGTGCGACTCCTTCCGCGAAGACCTCCGGGATCATGGAGTGATTCCAGACGATATACTCTTCGCTTTTTCCGGTGTACTCGATCGGCGCCACTCTCCCCGGCAGCAGCGGCTCGAGCGTTTCCTTCAGCAGCTCGTTTGTCGTCATCTCCACACCTCCGTCAGATACAGCATCAGTGTCCCGCGGCCGGTCGGATACGTCCGGCCGATCTCGTATGTCTTGTCTCCCCGCTCCAGCTTCCGCTCGCCCTGGAAGTCATCTTCCCAGATCTCCACTGTGGCTGATATCCTGACGCCCGCCTTCATGGCCTCGTAATACTCCGCTCTTGATGCACCTTCGACGAATGTGCAGAAGATTTCCCTTCGCGTAGGAGGATCATGCTCCACGAATCCGGCGCTGTCCTCGGTGGTGTTCTCGCTGATCAGCGAAACAACGTCCGTCCACGGTGTCCGGTTGGTTTTGTCCGGGCTGAATGCTCTGCTCATTCGCTCCCGTCCTCCTCCCGGAATTCGGAAGCTTTCGACATGGCATTCGCCAGCGCTTCAAAGGATCCGAGATACCGGTCGCCGTCGCCCTGGAAGTTGAACCAGTACCGGCAGAACAGTTTGATCGCCGTTGCCGTCGTTTTGTTGTTTTCGCTTACGATGCCGACGCCGATCTGAGAGAGGCGCTGCTTTGCCGTGGTGATCGCATCCTCGATTTCATTGTCCTTTTTGCTGTGCGTGATACTGAGATCCGCCTTGACGGTGTCAAGCAGTTTCGTCGCCATTGTCTAACCCTCCAAAAGGACGGGAGAGCCCTTGTCAGGCTCTCCCGTTGGTTTTGTTGTCTGCCTCAGATCAGGGGGCGAAGGTGCCCTTCACGGCGCCCTTCGGGTTCTTCAGGCCAGCGTCGAAGAGGCTGTATGCAGTCTTGCATTCGGCCGCGGACTTCGGCAGCGTGGAAGAGAAGATCGTCAGGTCGTCGTAATCGTTCGCGAGGAGCTGGCCCTTCACGACGATATAGAAAACGCCGTCCGCGAGATTGACGTCTTCCTTGACCTTCGCGCCATAGATCACACCGGCGACGGTCGGATCATCCATCGCGGACGCCATGAACAGCGGATGCTTGTTGGTGTCCTGGATGCCGGCGATCGTGTTGTAGATCGTG